GGTATCCGTTCTGCTGAAGTGTCATGGCGTTGATTTTACGGTGACTCTTCGACAGTGAAAAGAAAAAAGGCCGCAGAGCGGCCATAAACACAAACAAAAATCAATAAGTTAGATAATTATCAAAGACTTACAGACACACAAAAACACAGCCAACCACAACAAATAACAGGGATGTGGTCACTTTGTGGATCATTCGCTCCCCTCTTTTTCCTTATTTCGTTGAACGCCAATTGCGACACACGTACTAAGCAAATCTTTACATTTCTCTACGTCTTCAGACTTACGCAATTTGATGCTTTTTACAGACTGCGGGCTACTGTCCGTAGCACGATACATCGTTATTTCAATATCATTTCGGTCTAAGAGTCCCATAATGGCTTTTGCAACCTCCACACCCTTCTTCGCGAAATCAAAGAACAGAGCAAGTTTATATGGATTTTCGACGGAAAAAACTTCAATTTTGCTAAAACCAACATCGTGTCGAGAAAAATATTGCTCAACCTCATCTCGAAGTTCTGGATCGCAGACAATGTCTATTCTCCAGTACTGACCTAAATGCAAATCGCTATTAACTGTTTTTTCCACAACATCCTCCTTACCCAGCAATAGGATTAAATCTCACCGCATCCTGCAAGTAATCCGGCGCAAGATGGGCATAAATCATCGTTGTCTGAATCTTTGCGTGCCCCAGAATTTTCTGGAGCGTCAGAATATTGCCGCCGTTCATCATGAAATGACTGGCGAAGGTGTGGCGCAGCGCATGAACAGCCTGGCCGTCAGGAACATCAGGTGCGACCGTTTTGATGACATCGCGAACCAATGGATAATCCAGCGTCGGAAACACCAGTTTCCCGCCCCGTTTTTTGATCTTTTCAAACAGGCTTTCAGAAATAGGAACGGTACGGTTTTTGCTGTTCTTCGTTTTTGAAAAAGTGATTCGACAATGAAGAACACGGCGCTGCTCCAGTGCCGCTACCTCGCCCCATCGCGCCCCGGTCGACAGAAGGATTTCGACAGCCAGCCGTTCATCGGGATTTTCAGCCAGTGCATCCAGCAACTGAACACATTCAGACTTACTCAGATATCCCATTTCGCGCTCGTTAACCTTCATTCCTTTAAGGCCTTGAACGGGGTTATCGTTAAGAAAATGGCCGGATGAGATGAGTGCGGTAAACATCGCGCTTAACGCCCCAATCTCTCGATTTATGGTGCTGGGCTGTATCCCCTGCTCTATCCTGGACACACGTAGCTCGGTGAGCATCGTTGTATTAAGTTTATGCACGCACGGGTCATCCATTGCCTCACTCAAGCGCAGCAATTTAAGGCGCGTGTTATGCCCTGACTTCATTAGCTGACCGTGGTATTTCCACCACAAGTCAATAAGCACTGACAGCGGACGGCGATCAATGGAGTTTCCTTTCCACTCATTGTTATGCTGTTGCGCCAGCACCCACCGCTCATATAAAACTGCATCCGATTTCGTTTTAAATTTTTTACGAATGCGTTTGCCTTTACGCCCCTCCGGGCGCATGTCAAGAAGATATCCTCCCGGAATTGATTTTATGCTCATTCGTGAAACCCCAGCGTTACAAGACCACCATGCCCCCAGCGCTCCATGATTAGCCGGGCTGTGTGCCAGTCTTGCGGGGTTTTTGAGAAGGCGATGTGCTTTTTGGCCCATCAGGGGAGAGAGACGGACTGATCTGCCCAGCAGCCTCATTTGTTTTTCCCGTCATAAGCCAATTCATGTACTTAAAAAAGCGAGGGTGATTAACAATCTTGATAAGCACTTCGCCCCCTATGTTTTCAATCCGCCCCGTTTCATAACGACGCAAAGTGCCGATAGGCACATCAATCAGGCCGCAAAATTCTTCGCGCGTTAAATCCTCTGATTCACGAATCACTCTAATTTTTTCACCGATAAGCATTGACAGTGTTCCTATAAGTACACTAAGCTTGCGCACAAGGTGTACTTATAAGTACACCAGGCCACAAACAACCACAGATAGCGCAGGTTATCACACATGGCAAAAGTCCTGAACACACACGAACAGGCAGACTTTGAGCGTTTAGCAGCGTTCTATCCCTACCGCGATGAGCATGGGTTACCAGTACTTGAAGAAAGCCTGAAAGATTACGCAAAGCGTACCAACCAAGCTGTTAACACAGTGAAAAGACAGGCTGACAGAGGTTCAATTCCCATCAACCAGGATGAAAAGAACTCAAGACGCACAGTAAATCTCTTCGCTCTTTTCCTGAAAACAATCAGGAGCGCAGAAAAATACGTGCAGATGACAAAATAACGAGGTGTCATTTTATGCTGAAGCAACGCCGTAATTTTCGTACCGGAACAGAACGCCACGCTAACCGTTTCACTACCAGTGCATCACGCAGCAACATCCGCTACAGCCTGAGTGATACACACGCAACGCCGGATGGCTACCCAGTAAAACAAATCGGCGAGCACGCCTGGCTGATTGAGAAAGCTGGAATCGTGATCCACAAATGCCCACGCAATCCGTTTACCGGAAACCGCATTTTTGCATTGAGCTGTGGCGACAATCAGTTCGGGCAGGATTTCACATTATACGAAGCACTTCGCACGGTTGATCGTCTGCTTCGCGGGCAGAGTTTTATTAAACAGGCTGATTTATAACGGGTGCTTTATGACCAAAGACCATGCACAAGGTGTATTTATCCGTTTTATTGATTTTCGCGGTGAACTGTTATTACGTGCATCCGCTATTGACGGAGTGACTCCGGCGGGTAAAAACGGAGCCGACGAAGCCACTTACGTTTATCTGAACGGCACGCGACTGCTTGTGGAACTTCCGTACCAGACCGTACGAGAAATCATTAGCGAAGCTGAAAAGGCACGCCAAGTTAATGGCGATGAACCCTATATCGAAATTATTTGTATGGATTCAGAAGCTGAAATACAGAAAGCAGATTAAAGGGTGTTGCAATGGACAAAGAATATAAAACACTCATCAACAAAGCACTTGAGCGTTTCTATTTTCGCTTAAGTGCATCAGGCGTTCATGCTGAACGTGCAGCCCGTGACTCATTGACCAGGGCAATCCGGAGTCTGTATGACGTGGCTTTTTACGCTGATGATCTGGATGCACTTAACGAACTTTCCGAGCTGATCTGTGCCGCAGAATGCGGAGAACATATTGAACCGTATAAGCTGGGGAATATCGCATGAGTATATTTATCTCATGGCTTGTTCTGATTATTTCGGTGGCCTGCGCCATTGGGATTATGCGAATTATTAATTCAGTGAAAAAGATCGAGCGTTTTTTCTCTGATGAATAACGATACAAATAAAACATCAAATTAAATAAGAAAACGTGAAAACCATCCGTATTAACGGAGGTATTCGCACACGCAAATAACGGAGATACAAAAATGCACGCAAAAGAAGAAGGTATCATCAGAGCACTGAAAGAAATTTCAAAGATGGAAAGCGAAGTAGCGAAAAAAGCCGTGGCCAATGCTCACATGGACGTCGCAACCCACACAATGATAGTCGCAAAAGTCACGGCAGAAGCTGCCAAAATCATCGAAGAACAGGGTGTGGAACTTGCGCTTCTCAAAACTAAACCAGTCACCGGACTGGATTTATCTGACACCGGACGCCTTATTTACACTATTGGCTCGGAGCCACAGCGATACACCATTATCGCCGGATTACAGAACAAATACCTGATCACTCCTCACCCCATAAGGGAATCAGCGCTTCTGACAAATCTCCGCCTGATAGAGCGCTCTCAAGTTGCATTCATTGATGACGCCCGACACACCGTATTTAACGCATAGGGTTACTGGACAAAGGGGGTGCAATGGCAATTAAGCATTTTCCCGTCGTTCGCTTTACCTCCAGAGGGCGCGAATACGAGGTCGACGAACGCCTGATTACCACTATCGACAAACATCGTTCGGAAAAGGATGCACACCACATCTACCTCACTGACGGCACTTACTTCTGCGCCACCAACGTGGCGCGGGTGAATCTTATCCGACAGGTACAGGAGCCACGCAGATGACCATTCTGGACTACATCGCTACTCATCCGGGTTGTAGCGGCGGAGAGATCGCCGCAGCACTGAATACTCCAACCACAGCCATTAATGCTGAGTTACGCCAACTTTGGCGCGGCGGCTTAGTCATCAGAACAAACCGCAGCACAGGTGGTCGCGCTCGCAAAACTGGAGGCCAGGCTTCTTACCACGTAAACCCGATGCCGTTCGGGTGTAGCAATCCACTTACTCACATGTTTAACCAGCTACTGAAGGAAGCCAGAACATGAGCACCATCAACCACCAGAAGCTACGCGAACTGGCATTTGCCCTGCAACGAATGGCAACGCCTCAAAAATTACTGGCGTTTCGCGCAATGCTCTCGCCGTCTGCTGTGCTGGCACTGCTGGATGAGCTGGAGCACGCCAGAACCACGGCTCCTGCCATTCGCCTGACACTCCATCATGAAATCGCTGATTTCTGCGCGACGTTGGAGGCACCAGGCGAACCGGAAACGCCGGAAGCAATACAGCAAGAGCTGCTGCAACGCATTGACAAGGTTTTTGATTTTTTTCTGAACCAGTAAGAAACCAGAACATGCACACACAAAAAAACCGCTTGCCATGCCGCAATCAGTCAGGTTACATTTCCGCTGCACCTCACAAAACGGGTGCCGGGTTTCGCAGCCTGCTGACTACACAAGCGCACAACCGCGCCAGCGGTTTTTTTGTGCGTACTGTATTGCCACGTTTTTTTCGCGTCAGAATTATGGCGGGGCGTACGGGGCCGACTTCGGTCGGGCCGGGTTCTTGTGTAGCCGGTACTGCGAACCTCGTACGTCTCGCCACCCACAGTTTCGCAGCTCTGGATGGTGAGTTTTCACAACTTACTACACAAGGAGCCACACCATGGCAAACCGCAAACCACACCGCGCTATCGCGGAGTGTCGTCACATCCAGACTGAAATCAACCGCAGACTTTCCCGCGCATCACGCGTCGCGCAAATCATGCACATCAATATGCTGCATGAGCGCAGCCACGCACTATCAAACATTTATTCCGCCTCTGTTTTCAGCTATCTGGCGGATGATCTGCGCGAGCTGCAACAACTCTTCCAGCAGCAAAACAAACTCCATTAATTCCTGTTCCGGGCCTTTCCTGCACCTTGCGGCGGGAGGCCTTCGCACATCTGTAGTAAAGAGAATTGCAGCATGATTGACGCTCATGACTTCACAAGATGGGTGCGCACACAGGACACCCGTCTGGCTCCCGTTCTTCAGGGATTATTTGATCTCTACATCCGTGGTCGTGACAACAGAGCACGCACCACAAAACCGGAGAATGCAGACACCCTTTATTTCACAGTAGACGACTGCTACCGCGTGGACTTCACACCACACGGGCTGGCGTTGCACTGCCTGACACCACACGGAGAATCACTGCTGGCGTATTACGACTCCCCGGCCTCCGTATTTGCGGCAATGCTGGCGCATCGCACTGCTGGCGGGTGTGCCTCGCTGAGTGAATACACCGCTGAATTTAACCGCCTTTCTGCCCTCTTCTCGCAGGAGTGGCAGCGCGTGACGGGATACCAGCCATGAGTGAGTTTGCATGGAGCTGGAATGAACCACGGCCAGCCATTGATCCGGCCAGATTTACGGAGCACAGGCAGGAAACTGAAACCGACCTGCAACGCGCCATCCGTTACTACCTTGAGGCGGACAAAAGGGCACAGAAAGAACAGGAAGCGAAGGAAGAAGCCTTTTTCGCACAATCCGCCATGGGTAAAAAACTCATGGCATCCCTTGAGGAAGCCGGACAGCGTGAAAAGCTGGCACAGAGCATCATCAGTAAGCGCCGGGCAACAGAACAAGACCCGGTAGCCCGTGCCTTTGCCACACTGAAGGCGCTTCCCGTTTATCTGCGAGAACCTCTGAGCCGCCACCTCTCTTTCCTGCGCAAGAAGCAGGAAGCCGATCGTCAGAAAGGCAAAAAGAGCTGGCAGGCGGAACGCTATGCACGCGGAACCCTGCGCAAAATATTCGAACGTCTGGACCGTACCGACAGCCGCTGGCTGACACCGGGTTATCGCTCCCTTGCCGGACGCGAACGCCTGGACGATTTGCTTTACCTGCCGCAGCTCAACAAACACCAGATACAGACGCTGGCCACCATGACGGCGGCGATGTTCAGCAGCACCTTCGAAAAACTCTGCGATGGCTTTGGCGCGACTGATGGTGAACTGACCATGGATGTAACGCTGAAGGCGTATCAGATGCTGGCCCGCATGGCGTTACACCTGCACGCCATGCCTCCACATTATGACGCACTGACAACAGACAAAGACCGGAGGAACGAACCGGACACGGAGCTGCTGCCGGGCGCAATCCTTCGCCTGACCTGTGCGGAATGGTGGAAACGCAAACTGTGGCTGTTACGTTGCGAGTGGAGAGAAGAACAACTCCGCGCCGCCTGTCTGGTTTCCAGAAAAACATCACCCTATCTGAGCCAGGACGCGTTAAGCGAGTTTCGCGCACAGCGCGAGAAAACACGCGATTTCCTGAAAAGTTTCATGCTGGAAAATGAAGACGGGTTCACGATTGATCTCGAGACGGCGTATTACGCGGGAGTAAGTAACCCGGTTCACCGTAAGGCAGAAATGATGGCCACCATGAAGGGACTGGAACTTCTGGCCGAAGCCCGTGGCGACAGAGCGGTGTTTCTGACTGTCACCTGCCCGTCAAAATACCACGCAACAACGGAGAACGGTCATCCGAACCCCAAATGGAACGGGGCCACCATGCGCGACTCCAGCGATTACCTGGTTAACACGTTTTTTGCGGCGGTCCGCAAAAAACTGAACCGCGACGGTCTGCGCTGGTATGGCATCCGCACGGTGGAGCCTCACCATGACGGCACCGTGCACTGGCATATGATGGTCTTTGCACATCCGGACGAGATTGAAACCATCGTGTCCCACGTCTGCGATATTGCCATTCAGGAAGACCGCCACGAGCTGGGCGATGACATAACTCCGCGTTTTAAGGCGGAGTACGTAGACGGCTCAAAAGGCACACCAACCAGCTACATCGCCACCTACATCGGAAAGAACCTGGACAGCCGCGCCGTGGATGGCATCGACCCGAAAACGGGCAAGCCACGCGTTGACCACGAAACCGGAAAATCAATGGCCGAGAGCGTGGAACGCGCCATCGGCTGGGCGCGCCTTCACCGGGTCCGCCAGTTCCAGTTCTTTGGTATCCCCTCCCGTCAGGTGTGGCGTGAACTGCGCCGCCTTGCCAGCCAGATGGCACGCAACCCGGAAGGCCCGCAACGGCTGAAGGATGACGCAATGGACGCGGTTCTCGCTGCCGCTGATGCCGGATGTTTTGCCACCTACATTGAGAAACAGGGTGGCGTACTTGTTCCACGCAAAGACTACCTGATTCGCACCGCCTACGACCTCGCAGATGAGCTGAACGATTACGGTGAACAGAGCGTACAGATTTACGGGATCTGGTCGCCGCTCATTGGGGAGTCTTCCCGCGTATGCACGCATCCGGATAACTGGAAGCTGGTAAGACGCAAACCGGAAGCGGAAGACAGCGCCCGCGAAAATGGTTTTGACCTTCAGGGCGGCCCTGCCGCCCCTTGGACTCGTGGCAATAACTGTCCCCGTGTACAAGAAACGGACAACAACGGGACAGAACAGCCGGAAGAACGGTCAGCACCGTGGCCGCAGCTCCCTGACGGCGTTGAAGTGAACGAATGGATGCGCTCACTGAAACGGCACGAACGCCGGGCGCTGATGCGTTCGCTTCGTGACAAACAGGCAAAAAACAGCAGTGATGAAATGCAGAGCTGGACACAGAGCCGCAAACAGCCGCGGCCTTTGCCTGATAACCACGAATTACTCGCTAAAGAATGGCGGGAGTCTGCTGAATCTCTCGGCCTGCATATCGGTGAACAACAGATGCAGCACCTGTTACGGGGCGGCAGTCTGTACGTTGACGGCAGCATCATTGCACCGCAGGGATTTGAAATTGTACGCAAACCGGATACCCGCCCGGACAGCCGGATCACGCAGCTCTGGCAACGCCTGAGCCGTAATCACGGCGTAAGCAGCACGGAGATCCGCCATAACCCGGTCGCCAGCTATCTGGAACAGCTGGGGGCATCAGACCCTGAAGCCGCCGCACGCCTGGCATCCACACTTCAGCAGGACCAGAACACCATGAAAACACCCGTTACCGTGCTTTCTGACATGCTGCGCGCCATCCGTGACGCAGAGCACGCACAGAGAATCAGTGAAACCACTGAACGCGCCCGCCGCAAAGCAGACCTGCTGCAGGGTGGCCTGACCAGTGGAAACAAAAAACAGACAGAAACGGGATTCACAAATCCCGTAAATGAGCAAAAAACGCGCCGCGATATATGAAGCGCGCATAAAACAGGCAAAAACGGGATTTCAGAATCCCGTAAACGATTAATTAATCAACATAAGGAAAAGCGACATGAAAATTTGTATCGACGACGGCTCCACCAACATCAAGCTGGCATGGACTGAGAACGGCGAACGCCGCAACGCCATCAGCCCGAACAGCTTCAAGTCGGAATGGTCTGCGCCGTTCGGTGGCACGCAGCCCGCGAATTACATGCTTGATGGCGTGCGCTATGGTTTTGATCCGGTCAGCGATCGCTTTGTCCAGACGACCGACACGCAATACCAGTACAGCGATGTGAATGTCATTGCCATTCATCACGCGCTGGTCAAATCAGGCATCACGCCACAGGAGGTGGATGTGGTTGTCACCCTGCCACTGAGCGAGTATTTCGACACAAACGCCCAGCCGGATATGACCAACATCAACCGCAAAAAAGCGAACGTTATGCGCCCGGTGGAGTACCAGAACGGCGAAGCATTCACTATCCGTAACGTGCGGGTTATGCCTGAATCCATTCCGGCTGGCTTTAAGGCGCTGGCTGACATGAGTCCGTTTGAATCCCTGCTGATTGTGGATTTAGGCGGAACCACGCTGGATGTGGCAAAGGTTCAGGGACAACTGGCAGGTATCAGCCAGGTGTTTTGCGATCCACACGTAGGCGTTTCTCTGATGGCCGATGCCGTGCTGTCGGTGATGGCCACTAACGGTATGCGCACCAGTCACCACATCGCCAATACCATTATCGAACATCGCCATGATGAAGCCTGGCTGCGCCAGCACATCCACAATGACGCACATTACAACAGCCTGATGGCGGTTATTCGTGAAAAGGAAGAAACACTGAAACAACGTGTACTCCGCGCGCTGGCGAGCTTTTCGGGTTACGGGCGGGTGATGGTTGTCGGTGGAGGGGCGGAGATTGTGGCACCCGCTGTCCGCGAAGCCTGCGGAGTTAATGCGACTTTTATCGCGGACGGGGTGCCACAGTTTGCTCTGGTTAATGGTCTCCACGCCATGAACAGGGAATAGATCATGACGACATCAACCAGACGGATAAGTTTCTATCTGAAGCCAGCCGCAGTCAAGAACGAAAGCGAAGCGTGTGCCTGGCTGGACAGTCTTACACCAGAAGCCCGCAAAAGCGGCCAGCGTGTGGCTTTTCTGGCCGGACTGGCGCTTCTGAAGAAGAATCCGGCAGAGGCTTACCGGCTGGCTGCATGGGCTGACGATGAGCCGTTACCCGTGACACAGGTCTGTGCGGAAAAAACCAAAACACAGGCTGCGCCAGAGGCTCAGACAACCAGCCAGATGGCCGCAAACATCAGGGCGTTATTCCCCGAATAAGGCGACGTGATAAGGCATGGCGGACAGTTTTTATTTAGTGCGTCATGCCTTCAGGACAGCAAGCATGAGGCATCCATGACGAAAAGACTGACATTACTTTTTTCGCTGGTTTTCGTTCCGTTGGCGCACTCAGGCACACCGAACTGCACAACGGAAAAGAGCAACACAGTCATCGTTGTCCAGTGCGATGACGGCACGGTGACAATCACCGACTCAAGCAAGGGGAGCGTACTGGTCTGTCGCAAAGGGCAGCTCTGTCAACACACTGAACTTTGAAGGAGAAAGAAGATGACCACAGCATACTCTGCAATGACCCCGGAAAAAGCACTCCATCTGATAGAACGACTGGAGGCGCTCGCCACAGAGGAAGAAATCTCCCCGGAGAAACTGGTTGAGTGCTGCCGTGTGATGTTGCGTCGCAAGGACGACATTGCGCGGCTGACATCCTACACATCATCCGTATCTGTCAGGCGAACGATTTATTGCAGCTTCTGCAAGAAACCACAGCACGCCGTCAAAAAGCTAATTGCCGGGGACGACGTTTTCATCTGCGACGAGTGTGTGGAAGCGTGCAACAGAGCTATCCGGGAAGAGCAAGAAAAGCGGGGAGTAAGAGGATGAATGACGAATTTGACGGCTTTTAATTTTATCGGGGCGCACTGTCGCCCCGCACGAGGAAAACACGATGACAAAAGATGAATATCTGTTCATGACGAACGCGTTGCGGGTTGGTCTGGCCCCCTGCCCTGTCTCCGTGGAGTCTGTTGTCGGGAACACGATTTTTCGAACACTGCGCGATCGTGTCTCCGTGAAAATGATTCATCCGCTACCCAAAACCGCCAGCATGATCTATCTGCCGTTGCCCGACGCGATCCGGCTCATGCGTTCGCTGAAATTTGCGATTTGGATGCAGACACAACTCAACAAAGCAGTACAAAACACCTTCGTTAAGAGATTGATGCCAGAGCTTGCCGCCAGATGCGCAAAATGCACCAGACCAGCACTTCACTTTGATCTGTCGTTGATTCAACGCGCTGCCGAATCCGAGTTCTACCGACTTGCCTTTCTCCGTCATGCGCGACATGAGGACAAAGAGATACGCCGCCTTTTGAATCTGTTTGTTTTTTCCGTTCGACGCACACGCGTTCAGGTCAATCGCATGATGCAGGCGCAGGACAAAGGAGGCAATCAGTGAGCGGGATTGACTATCAGGCACTGCGTGAAGCGGCAGAGCAGGCAATACATGATGACTGGGGATATGATGCGGATATTTTCCATGAACAGGTGACACCATCGGTTGTGCTGGCGTTGCTGGATGAGAATGAAAGAATGTGCCGCAACCTCATCGCCCGCAATGGTGAGATTGAAGGGCTTCGAAGGCGGGCTGCTGAACTGGAAAAAATCGCCACTGACTATGCACTGAAATTCCAGAAAGCACAGGATGCACTAAAGTACGCCGTGTTAATGCGTAACAAAGCGCTTTCTTTTGAAGAGGCGATGCAATGTACAAAAGAAAAATACGAGGGAGTCATAAAAAAACTTGCCAAAAACGAGCATCCAGTCTCACCAATACCAAAACCAGAGAATGACAAATTTACTGTATCGATCCCGGACCCAAAGGAGTATTTCATTAACGGCGTATTCCAGCCTTTGCGGTACGAAAGAGATGTTGAACGAGCCATCATAAAGGCTGGCGGAAAAGTCTCGTGGCAGGAGGCGGAAGATAATTAGATCCACGACAAACCAGGGCGATAATCACACATCGCCCTGCTGCACAATAGTGCACAAATTTGCACAATTTTTTTGAACGACTTTTTGCCCTTCCGGCCCACGTGGCGGCTGGATCCGTTAAGGATCCGTGCGTGCACAAAAAAACGCGTTTTTGTTGCGCGCAGGTGCCGGGGAACAGCCCGCAATTTGGGGTCTGAAAGCACCCTCAGAAATCGCCAGAAATGCGGCTGATTGCGCCCCCTGACGCGATGTTTTATTGGTTGTGTGTGAAGTATGGGCTGATGCATCACACGCCCTGTGATGCGCTTTGGTGCGGCGTGTGCTGACAGGTTATTCAACCTGGTAGATCCCTGAGATGCCTGGTGCGTGACACACCGGAGCTGGTGAGTCGGGGCATAAATTTTTTATGCCCCGGCGAAGCAGCAGACAAGCGGAGCGCGTCAGGATGTGGGCGGGGTATCCAGCAGTGCGTAAGGGTTAAAGCGGATCACCTCCTCGCCCAGCCAGTCATTAACGTGCTTCATCGCCTCCATCACCGGCATCAGTTCGTTGATCGCAAACACTCTTGCCGCCTTCTCCACATCACCAAATGACCCCTGTCCGCTGGGCATTGCGCCCATCAGTTGTGGTGGTACGCGGTGAGCAGCCAGCACATCATCGCGGGAGGCCGCCTTGACGTTCATAAACTCATCCCGGGCGGTGATCTGCTGGAACGGCAGGATTTGCACACCGTCCTTCCCGCCGTTCGGTGCCTGGAGCAGCAGGTTTTTGAATGCCCCACCGCCTCTTGCGCCCTGCAACGCTCTTTCGAGCGCCTGCATACTTTCGCGGTCAACCTGTGCTGCTCCCACGTAAATAATGCAGCCTGCGTGTGAACCGTTGTCATAGTAGAGTTTGCGAAAACGATCTGCCGAGTGCGACAGACTGGCAGACAACAGGCCGCCGAGATATTCCGGCATTCCGTACATCTCCTGGTTGATGTCAGGGTTCAGCACATGACAGACGCGCCCCTGACGGAACTCGTGATCCTGCTCGCCCGTCTGCACAAACCAGTACACATCCGGCTCCACACCACGGCGGGTGTACTTCGCCAGTGCGTGCCGCAGTTCCAGTTTTCCGCCCAGCCTGTTGGTACGCAGTTCAAGAAACGCATTCCCGAAGACAAACCAGTCCAGCGCAAAGGCGGAGAACGCCTGCCGGGACAACAGCCGGTGCGGAATGAAGCAGCCCAGAATGGCATTTCGTTTGAAGTACAGCGCCGACTGATGCCACGAGGTCTGCCGGGATGCCCGCGCCAGCCCGTACCAGTCAACGGGCGTTTCATAGTATCTGCCGTTACTCAGGCAGTATGCGTTATCCAGCAGGTCGAGCGCGTGCGCATCGTAAGGGCCATCGAACGAGAAGGCGCTTAACGACGGCTGGCGGCGCAGTGCCTCTGCCAGCTCCACGCCGTCATCGCGGCGGGTATATTTTCGTTTTTGTTTTTTCATCAGAACTCAATCACCCGCATTCCTGTTGCACCGTCCTCATCGCCCAGCGGCTCGTTAATGACGGCAAGCATGGTTGCCCACGCGAGGTCGCCGTGGTTTACGCCGCGCGTGCGGTCTGTTTCATACGTTATTGCGCCGCCCGCCGTTTTTGCCTTGCGCACGGCGTTGAATGCCCTGACCAGCTCACGTTCGCCCCGGTCATACTCCCAGCGCCCCGCACGAATAATCTGCAACATCTTCAGCACAAGCGCGCGTTTGGATGCCAGCGTGAACGTGTACGGTACGGCGGCAGGCCAGAACCGCCGCACTATCTGGTACACTGCCTCACCGTTACCGCCGGTCACGTCGATGCCAATGTGCTGGACGTTGTATTTGTGCGTGAACTGCTCAATCACACGGGCCTGCTCTTCAAATTCCAGCCCCTGCACCTGCAACGTCTCCACCGTGCGGAATTTGCCGCCCCTGACAGCAGGCGGAACAACAACAGACAGCGCCCCGCTGTCGCCGTTACCGCTGCTGCCGTTAGCGTCGTAGCCAATCCACACCGGACGATTACCCACCGGACGTGCTGCGAACGGTTTCCAGTCATTCCACTCGTCATAGCCATCCACGCCACAGCCCAGCAGGGCATTAAGGTCGAAAGCGGATTCGCCGTCGCTGACAAACTCGCACATGTAGAGATTGCGGAACTCATCCGGCGAGTTCATGTTGCGGATTTTGTCGATACTGGTGAGCGTCCAGCCCAGGTCAACCGCATCCTGAATCGTCACGATTTGCCGCCACGCACTGTCGGGGCACAGCACGCCACTCTTCAGGGCGTGGTGGGACACATCAATCTCCCGGCGCTCACTGCGTGGTCGCCCTGCATTCCACCGCGCCCCGTTCCAGAACTGAAACGCCTCGTGCATCTCCGACGACGGCGTGGAGAAGTAGGTCTGCGTCAGGCCGTTAAGCGTGGCCATCGCGCCTGCGACCTTGCGCAGCGTGATGAAGTTCGACACCCAGAAAAATTCATCAAAATACAGATTACCCGTATATGACTGTGCAGTCGCGGCGGATGTCCCCAGAAAATGCAGTTCCGCGCCGTTGGAAAGCACAATTTTGTCACCGCCTTTCAGCTCAACATCCACAGCCTGTGCCGCCTTCTGAATCACGCCTTTAAACTGAAAAGCCTGACGGCGCGAGGCTGACAAAAAAATCTGGTTTCGCTGGTACGGATATTTCACGCTCTCATCCAGCGCACGCAGCAGTGCCTCCTGCGCAAAATACCAGGTCGCGCCTATCTGTCGGGATTTCACAATGATGCGAATATCAACACCGGCACGACGGCAGACTTCCAGCGCCTCATACCAGCGTCGCTGATGCTCTGCCAGTTGACCGGTGATGTGTTCGCGCAGTGCGGCAACCTGCGATTCGGAAAAATGGTTTTTCAGCTTTCGTTTTCGCGGGCTTTTTTCCGCTCCACCCCTGTTGTCATTCAGTTTTGCGAGCTGGCGTGTCAGCAGGTCGATTTCCTTAAAATCACCGCCGCTCTTTTCAGCTTTTGAGGTCAGCTGAACCAGTCGCGCATCAATCGACTGCGTGACCCGCTCCACGGGCGGCGTTTCATCCCATCCGTCGCGCTTTTTCCACGAATAAATCGTGTTCTGACTGATACCCATCAGCCGCGATATTTCAGCGGGCGGGTAACCCTGCCAGTAAAGCTGTTTTGCCCGCAGCCTGATGAATGCGTCCTGAATCATGCCGTCTGTCACCTCCTGTCATACAGGCTACCCGCGCGCGTCCCGTCTGCGCTTCCTGTTCCTGTTCTGGCGGTTCTCCGACAACAACGCCGCGTTGAGCGCGGGCCGCAGGGCGCGTCATCATGAGCACAACGATATTCGAGGAGGCCGTATGGCAGACAAGAAACCTGAACGAAAAAAATTCCGCGTGGCCGTTTCCGGTACGACCTCAGACGGGCGCGAAATCTGTGGCGACATGCTGAAAGCTGCCGCCGCCAGTTATGACCCGTCCGTCTACGGCGCACGTGTGAACGTTGAGCACATCCTTTCACCGCACCCGGACAGCGCCTTCGCGGCGATGGGGGATGTGGTGGCACTGAGCGCAGAGGACATCACTGACGGGCCGCTGGCGGGGCGCACGGCGCTGTATGCCGAAATTGAACCCACCGGACGCATGAAGAAACTGCTGGATGACGGCAAAAAGATTTATGCCAGCATCGAGCTTTACCCGCAGTCATTCATCACGGGCGGTCCGTATGTTCAGGGACTGGCGATGACCGACAGCCCGGCAAGTCTTGGCACTGAGCGTCTGCAATTTGCCGCACAGCAGCGCGCGCAGGCGATGGCGTTTAACAATCAGCAGTGTGAGCCGCCGTTTTTCACCGATGCCATTGAGGCCGGCGTCATTGCCCTGAACCAGCGCCAGAACGACGAAGGCGTTCAGTGGTTCGCGCGTGTCATGAACCTCATCAGCGGCAGCCGTAAAACGGACAGCGAACAGTTTGCGCAGATGCGTGACGTTGTGGAGCGCGTGGCCTCTGCGCACGCTGACCTGCTTGACCGTTTCAACGCACAGGAACGCCAGCGCGACGAAGACCGCGCACAAATCACCCGTCTGACCCGCGAACTGACCACGCTACGTACGCAGCTACAGGCACAGGACAGCGACACGCATCAGCGCTTCTCCGCAACGGGCGCTGACGCACCTGCTCACACTGGCGTAACCGGCGGCGGCATTGCTTACACCGCCTGTGATTTCTGAGGATTAACCATGAACCTGACTCTTTCATCCACCACCCGTGGCGCTCTGGCGATGTATATGCAGCAGCAGGCGGGCATGAACAATGTTTCTCCCGCTGCGCTTGCTCAGCGTTTCAACGTTCAGCCCGCCGTGCAGCAGCGCATGGAAAATGCCATTCAGCAGAGCGACGAGCTGCTGCAAAGAATCAACGTCATCGGTGTGACCGACCAGAAAGGCGAAAAAGTCCTGATCGGCATCAACGGTCCGTCCGCCAGTGTGAACACCAGTACAAGTGAGCGCCGCGAACCGGCATCACTCCACGAGCTGGCGGCACGCCAGTACGCCTGCGAGCAGGTCAACTACGACACATTTATCAGCTACGCACAACTGGACGCGTGGTCCGCACACCCGGATTTTCAGGCTCGGGTCAGCGCGCAGATTGCCCGCCGTATCGCCCTTGATCGCATCATGATTGGTTTCAACGGCACGTCCCGCGCCGTGAAGTCCGACCGCAGCAGTAACCCGCTGTTGCAGGACTGTGGCGTGGGCTGGCTGGAAAGCATCCGCCAGAATGCAGCCCAGCGCGTGATGTCTGATGTCACCATTACGGCACGCGATATGGACAACGCCGTCACCTACAAAGGCAAGTACAACAACCCGGACGCGCTGGTACAGGATGCGCGCTCATCACTGCTGGATGAGTGGTACAAGGATTCATCCGACCTTGTGGTGATGATGGGACGCGACCTGTTCAACACGCTGCGCCTGCCACTCATTAACGCCATGAGTGCCGCCGCGCCGAACACGGAACTGATGGCCGGTCAGTTGATTACCTCCTCACGCCTGATTGGTGGTCTGCCGGTATATCTCGCACCGTTCTTCCCGAAAGACGCGCTGCTCATCACCTCGTTCGACAACCTGTCCATCTACTACCAGGTGGGGGCATTACGTCGTCTGATGCGTGAAGAGCCGGACTACAACCGCATCGCAACCTATCAGTCCTCCAACGATGCGTGGGTGGTGGAAGACTTCGGCAAGTGCGCCCTTATCACGGGGCTGAAACTGGCTGATGAAAGCCATCACGAAGACTGATTTACCTGAACCACGGGCGGGCGCTGACCGCCCGTAAGAGGAGAGAACAATGCTGACACCGGCACAGGCGCATTTTCAGCGCACGATGGCACAACGCGCCGGACTGACCGATGACAGTCAGTCACAGACGGTGCGCACGGCTCACGAACAAATCCTGCATCGCCTGCGACTGGCACAGGCACGACTGAAAGGCATTCAGTCAAAGGCAGCGAAAGCGGAACTGAAAAAGACGCTGCTGCCGGATTTTTCCGGCTGGATTGACGGCACGCTCGAGAGCGACAGCGGACGCCAGGATGAGGTGATAGTCACCCTCATGGTCTGGGCCGTTGACTGCGGTGATTTGCCGCTGGCGCTGCGCATCGGTGAGTACGTGGTACGCCATAACCTCAGCACACCGGACAGCTTCGGGCGCGATGCCGCCACGCTGCTGACAGAGGAAATCTGTAACCCGGTGCTGACGCTGGCAGGCACTGACCAGGACGCGGATTTGTCCGGATACATCGCCCCGCTGGACACGCTACAGGAAATTATCGCCGGTCGGGACATGCCGGACGAGGTCCGCGCCAAACTCTGCAAGGCGCGCGCGTTTTCCCGTCGTGCTCTGACAGATGCAGACAGTATGGCCCTGTCGCTGAAACTGCTGCGCGAAGCGATGCACCTGAACCCGAACGCGGGCGTGAAGCGCGAGATTGCCACGCTGTCCCGTGCGGTGAAAAAGCTGACCAGTACCGACGGTGCGGAGAACAACGCGGAAGGCAAAAGTACCGCGAAAACCGTGACGAAAAAGGCAGGCAAAAAGAGCGCCACAAAAGCCACTGCCACACGGAAAAGCAAAAAATCCGCGTGAGACTCTCACGCATACCGACTTCGCCCCGGCGACAGGCGGCGCGAACGGTCACCTGGTTTTTTAACTCCGCGACCTTCTGACCGTTCGCCCACCGCCTGACTTTTTAACGGAGGCTCGTCATGAGCATGATTGCAAAACCCGGTATCACTGCCGCGACGGAGGATGTCGCGGACACGGACGACGGTGATGCACGCATCACCACGGACGACTTCTGGCCGGAGACAGAACTGCGCGCGCTGCGTCTTGCCGTGCGCCTGCCCGGTCGCACCACCACGTCGCGCCTGATGCACGCGGCAACCGAAGCCGTGGCACACGTCACCGGTGAGCTGCGCAACTGGCAGACGCAGCAGATGAATGACGGATACCGCACGCTGGCGGACGTTCCGGCTTCCCGCGTGAACGGCGAAAGCGTCAACGTGCACCGCTTCCGTCTTGCGGTGTATGCCGCCACCCGCGCCCTGATACTGGAGCGCGTGCGCGATGTGGACACCACCGAACAGGGCGACCGGAAAGCGGACGCACTGGAAGCCCAGACCGGTGACCTCTGGCGCGACGTGCGCTGGGCCATTGCCGATATTCAGGGCGCACCGCGCATCTTTGCGAGGCTGTGCTGATGAAGGTGAAGGCATTACAGGACGACACCGTTGACCTGCTGTGCTTCCGGCACTACGGCACAACGCAGGGCGTGACCGAAAAGGTGCTGGCCGCCAATCCGGGGCTGTGCGGACAGATTTTTCTGGAGGCCGGACAGGAAGTGGAATTACCGGAGCAGGAAGAGAAAAAAACACGGGAGACGGTGCAGTTATGGGATTAGGTTTTTTTCGCAGTATTTACGACCACATCGCCTTCGCCGCCTCCGTCTCTGTGGTCACGATTGGCGCGATGACCATCAGCGAAAAAATCGCGCTGGCCGGGCTGCTGCTGGGTGCGCTTTCACTCTTTCAGGGCTGGCTTCACCGTCGCCGCATGGAGCGTGCGCAGGTCCGCCGCAATGCGCTGATTGCACAGATTCTGGCACAGGCCGGAACGCGCGGGCTTCATGAAAGTGAACAACGGGCGCTTGCCGCACTGCAACGGGATAACGATGAAAAACATTAAGCGATATGCCGCCGCCGTGATTGTGGCGCTGGGTGTCTCGCTGGCTCCTGAAGCACTGCGCACCTCACAGGAGGCACAGATAAAAATTGCCACGTGGGAAGACTGCCGCGCCACACCCTACACGGACATCGCGGGTGTTGCCACCGTGGGCTGCGGCTCCACGGGGAACGTACAGAAACACCTGTACAGCGAGCAGGAGGTGGCCCGTCGCTGGGTGAATGACATGCAGCGGGCGGAGAACTGTATTAACCAGAATTTTCAGGGGGCAGCCATGCCGCAGTCGGCCTTCGAGGCGATGACGGATGCAGCCTTCAATCTGGGGTGCTCCGGTCTGATGTGGTTCAGGGACCGCAACGGTAAGCGCCAGCGCACCACCATCTGGAAACAGGCACAGGCGCATAACTGGGCGCTGATGTGTGCCCGCCTCACTGATTTTGTGAATGCAGGCGGGAAGCGCAGTCAGGGACTGGTTAACCGCCGCAGCGATTTTCGCGCCTGGTGTCTGCGGGATGTGGAGAAACAGAAATGAGGCTGACCACCGCCGCCGTCGTCGCCCTGTTTTCGGGGGCGCTGTATCTGGTGTCACTGCGTCTGGCCTGGCAGGCAGGGCATGAACGGGCGCGCCGGGAATATCACGAACAGGCGCTGGAGGGAACAAATGCCGCCGTGGATGCACTTCATGCGGAACTCCGGGGCATCAGCGACCTGCTGGCGCAGGTCCGCGCCGCAGAGCAGCACCGGAATCAGGAGGGAGAAAAACGCCGTGAAGAGATACGCAACACACTCCGGGAAAATCCGTGCGCGGCTGCTGCTGTGCCTGCCGCTGTTGCTGACCGCCTGCAACAGCGCGCCGCGCCCCGTCGTGGTCACTCAGACGCAGCACGCACCGCTGCCGGAAAGTCTGACACAGCCAACGCCGGTGCCGTCCCTGCCCCGTCCGCTGACGTGGGGCGGACTGGCCGTCTGGAGTGACCGGCTGCTGGACGCACTGGAGAGCTGCAACGCTGACAAGGCAGCCATTAAAGCAACCGAACAACAACGCCGGATGCGACCGTAAGGAGAAGTCATGCTGAAAATGAACCGTCTGCGCGAAGCCCTCACCGCCTCATCCCGGTGGTGTCGCGCGAATCCGGAAAAACTCACCGTGTTTGCAGAAAGCGGAAGTATTGAGACCACGGGTGAAACCCCGACGTTTGTCTACCGTTACACGCTCGTGGCCTTCGTCATGGATTTTCCGGGACACATCGACGAGCTGATGCTGCCGCTGATTGTCTGGCTCATGCACAACCAGCCGGATTTGCTGCTCAACCCGGAGAAAAACAAGGACGTTAAGTTTTCCGTTGCCGTCAATGACGACGACAGCACCGACCTGTTACTGGAAATTCCCGTGCGCGAGCGCGTGAAAGTCTGCCGCAATGAACAGGGTGAACTGTATCCGGTGCACCTGCCGGAACCCCGCCCGCCTGCCGCACTGACAGGAGCCTGGGGAGAGCTGATTGTTGAGGATGTGACCTTTAAGGATTTGACGGATGAACACGACGACGCATGACCCGGACGCGGTTTTCCGCGACATCCTGAACGGACTTTCCACCGCCGGACGTGCACGCACGGCGAGGGCTGTCGGGCAGGCGCTGCGCCAGAGCCAGCAGGCGCGTATCCGTGCGCAGAAGAACGCAGACGGTTCGCCGTATCCGGCACGAAAACAGCAGGTGATGCACACCCGCCGTGAAGTGAAGTTTGTCTGGAACGGCGAGGTCCGCACGCTGCGCCAGTGGGGGCACAAGCGTTACCGGAAAGGCCGCGCCATTATCGGGCGCGACCCTGACCGTGGCGGCGCGCTGAGGACGTTTTACCGCGATGATATTGAGCGATACATCGCTGTATCGTCCATGTCTGCCCGCCAGACCAGCAAAAAAAGCACGCCGATGTTCGCGCGTCTTCGCACATACCGCTGGTTAAAAATGCGCTCAGATGCGGAAGGCGCTGTTGTGGGCTTCGATGGCCTGGCGGCACGGATTGCCCGCGTGCATCAGGCAGGGTTACGCGACGAGGTGGCTCCGGGCGTGATGACCACCTACCCGGTGCGTGAACTGCTGGGTATAACCGCAGCCGACGAACGCCTGGTATATGACACGATTATCCGCTCCCTGAGGAGTGCGGCACGATGACAGCGGAAATCATGCGACTGCTTGCAAATATCATCCGCACGGGCGTGATTTTTGCCGTGGACGAAACAACGTGGCGCGTTCGCGTGCGCAGCGGAGAGCTGGAAACCGACTGGCTGCGCTGGAACACACCACGCGCGGGCGCGTTCAGCGTCTGGCTGCCGCCTGCCGTGGGCGAACAGGTCATGATTGCCTGCATCGGTGGCGACCCCGCGACCGCGTCCGTCATCGGCAGTCTCTGGAGCAGCGAACATCCGGCGCCCGGCAGCAGCCTGACGGAAATCGTGGTTACAGCGCCTGACGGCGCGGTGTTCCGCTACGATGCGGACGCTGGCGCACTGAGCGCCAGCGGAATCAAAACTGCCACCATTCAGGCCGGAACAGGCGTGACGCTGGATACCCCCACCGTCACCTGCACAAACCATCTGAAGACGACAACGATTGAGGTGACAGAAGGCGGAACCATGAGTGGCAGTATCTCGCACAGCGGCGGTGATTTCACCTCAAACGGTGTGACGCTGCACACGCACAAACACAGTGGCGTGAAGAGCGGCGGTGACAGCACAGGAGGCCCGCAGTGAGTGCCCGTTTTCTGGGGATGAACCCCGAGGCCACCGGCACGCTCAGCGACACGGACCATCTGTGGAACAGCGTGAGGGATATTCTGTTAACACCGCTCGCCAGCCGGGTGATGCGCCGGGAATACGGCAGCCTGCTGCCGGATTTGCTGGATGCACCGATGAATGCCACCACGCGCCTTCAGTGCATGAGCGCCGTGGTGATTGCCCTGACACAGTGGGAGCCACGCATCGCCCTGAATGCCGTTGACATTCAGTGGGAGGCGGGCGGAAAAGCCGTTATCACCCTCACCGGCACACTGACAGAAAGCCTGGAAACCGTACAGAACACACTGACACTCAGGAGCGACAATGCCAGCCGTTGACCTGTCGGAACTGCCGACACCACAGATTATTGAAACGCCGGATTTTGAAGTCATCCTGGCGGAAGTGAAAGAAGACATCATTACGTCATTTCCACAGACACAGCAGGCTGCCATCCGGTCAGCCATGGCGCTGGAGTCCGAACCGCTCACGGTCATTGCCCAGGCTTTCGCGCTGCGTGAACTGCTGCTTCGCCAGCGCATTAATGAGGGCGCAGCGGCCTGTATGCTGAGCCATTCCACAGGTGATGACCTGGACAACCTCGCTGCCAACATGAACACCGCGCGGCTGGTCATCACACCGGCCACGGACACCACGGAGGCCGTCATGGAAAGCGACTCCGCCCTGCGGCTGCGTGCGCAGTCTGCATTTGATGGCCTCAGCGTGGCCGGTCCCACCGGGGCGTATGAATATTTTGCCCGCAGTGCCAGCGGTCAGGTGGCGGACGCGCGCGCAACCAGCCCCGCACCGGCGGAAGTGGTGGTGGCAGTGTTGTCCACAGAAGGCGACGGCACGGCGACCGAAGAACTCCTGACAACGGTCAGAAATGCGCTGAATGCCGAAGACGTTCGCCCGGTCGGTGACCGTCTGACGGTGCAGAGCGCAGAAATCATCCGGTATCAGATTGATGCCCGGCTTTACTTTTATCCGGGGCCGGAGTCGGAACCCATCCTGAATGCCGCCAGAAACAATCTGGAAACCTGGCTTGCCGAACAGGGCAAAATCGGTCGCGATGTCGCGCTCTCCGCCATCATGGCCGCACTGCATGTTCAGGGCGTTCAGCGCGTGGAACTGACCAGCCCCGCACAGAATATTGTTATCAGTGATGTGCAGTCAGCGTACTGCACATCGTTCACGGTCAGCACAGGGGGAACCAATGAGTGAACCGTCACTTCTCCCCCCTTCAGCCAGCGATTTCATGCGCTGCGTGGAGCGGGGAACCGCCCGGTTGTCAGCATTACCTGTCAGCCTTAACCAGCTCTGGGATCCTGACACCTGCCCGGCAGCCCTGCTGCCTTATCTGGCGTGGGCGCTGTCCGTGGACAGGTGGGATCGTGACTGGACGGAAGAAACAAAGCGCCAGGTGATCCGTGATGCCTGGGCAATCCACCGCCATAAGGGAACCATCAGCGCCATCAGGCGTGTGGTTGAACCCTTTGGCTATGTCATTAACGTGACGGAGTGGTGGCAGAACGGCGACCCGCGCGGCACGTTCCGCATTGATATTGGCGTGCAGGACGCGGGTATCACAGAGGAAACGTACTCCGAGCTGACACGACTGATCGACGATGCCCGTCCGGTCAGCCGCCACCTTGCCTCGCTGAACATTATGCTGGATACGCAGGGAGTCGCACGTGTGTTTTCCGGCATGCACGACGGCAGTGAAACAACAATCTGGCCAGCCGCTTCTGCCGGTGTTGAGACTGTTTCGGTGTTCCGGGCATCTCCGGCTTTCTTTGACGGCGACATGCTCACCATTTACCCGCCGACACCGTCGGTATCTGTCGATGCGGGGATTGTCATGGGATTACAGGTTACGGGCGATGATGCGGTGACCGTGGAGCCACAGGCGGTGATGCAACTGACCGCCACAACCGGAACCCTGACAGCATCAGTGGTATTTCTGGAGGATTCTTTGAGGATTTTTTCATGACTGTAAAATATTTTTCTGTTCTGACTGACAAGGGTGCCGCCCGTCTGGCAAAGGCGGTGGCCAGCGGCTCGAAAATATCCATCACCACCATGAAACTGGGGGATGGCGGCGGCAGCCTGCCGGAACCGGAGGCGTCCATGGAAAATCTGGTGAACACGGTATACAGCGCCCCATTGAATCAACTGAGCATCAGCGCGTCTGATGCCAGCCAGCTTATCGCCGAGATGATTATCCCGGAAGATAAAGGGGGGTTCTGGATCCGCGAGATTGGGCTTTTTGACAGCGACGGCGTGATGATTGCCGTGGCGAACTGCCCCGAAACCTACAAGCCTGTACTCACCGAGGGAAGCGGGCGCACGCAGACGATTCGCATGATTGTTGTGGTTTCCAGTGCTTCGTCTGTCGAACTGAAAGTTGATCCCTCTGTCGTGCTCGCCACCCGCGCCTATGTTGAAGAATATGTTGCGCAGGAAAAGGAGTCTGTACCGCCGCTGCCTGATGTGTGGATACCGTTTAACGATTCACTGGATATGCTTACGGGGTTCGCACCGGGCTATAAAAAAATCACCATTGGTGACGATGTGGTTCAGGTTGCCAGTGATAAACAGGTTAGTTTCAGTCGCGCATCAACGGCAACCTATATCAATAAATCCGGTGAACTGAAAATAGCTGAAATTAATGAGCCGCGATTTGAACGCGATGGACTGCTTATTGAAGGGCAAAGAACAAACTACATGCTCAATTCGGAAACCCCGGTCAACTGGGGCAAGTCGGTAAATATGGATGTTCACGAAACCGGGACGGACAGTTCTGGTTTTACCTATGGAAAGTTCGTCTGTAACGATTCTCTGATTGGGCAGTCCCTGCCTGTTAACATGGCATCAGTTGCAGTAACCGGAGCCGTCGATGTTTCAGGCGATAATAAGTGCGTGACGACATCGTGCAGATTTAAAACTGATCTGGAACTCATGTTAAGGATCAGGTTTGAATCTTACGATGGCAACACATCATCTAACCTTGGATATGCCATTGTTAATACGCGATCTTTATCAGTTAAAATCACAGGAGGAGCTGCCGACAGGATCACTGCCCGAGTTAACAAAGATGAGGTTACCGGCTGGATTTTTGCAGAGGCAACGATTCAGGCAATTGATGAGTCCTACATAACATCGGCAATACAATACACTCCGAAAGAAGGTGGTGTCGTTGAATCAGGAGATTATGTTTTCCTGTCCACCCCTCAGGTTGAAAATGGCCCCTGCGCATCATCATTTATTATATCGGGTGCAACACCAGCAACACGTGCAAGTGATATTGTGACAGTTCCGGTTAAGAATAATCTTTATAATCCTCCTTTTACTGTTCTTTGTGAGGTACATAAGAACTGGTATAAAACGCCAAATGCAGCACCGCGTGTTCTTAATACCAGTGGTCATCAAACTGGAGAGGAAATTATTCTTGGACTCGGTCGTTCGACGGATTACGACGGATTTCCTTATTGCGATATAGGCGGGGCTAACATGCGGGTAAACGAAAACGCATCACTTGAAAAAATGGTTATAGGGATGCGAGTAAAGTCAGATCAGTCTACATGCTCAGTCAGTAACGGACGGTTATCCGGCGAAACAAAAACCACATGGTCATATATTCAGAACTCCGCAATTATCCGTATTGGAGGGCGAACGAGTACTGGAGAACGACATCTGTTTGGTCACATTCGTAATTTCCGCATATGGCATAAAGAATTAAATGACAGGCAATTAAGAGAGGCAATATGAAAGATTTGACTTTGAAGTTTCATGACAAACAGCAGTTTAAAGCCCTCCTGTCATCTCTTGGCTGGGAGGAAAATGAAGACCTCCAGAACAAACTGTTAGTCGATGAAATTGGTTTCACCTATACAGAAACAGGGGAAAATGAAGAGGGAGAACCTGTCTGTATCCGGAATGACGGTTATTTTGTCAACATTCGTATTCTTGATGATACGTTTGATGTTTCTGTGTTCTCTGATTATGTGGTGGAGCTGGAAGCACCGCTTCGGGAATGGAGCTGAAGGGAGGGAGTGATGGATATAACGCCTGTCCTTCATGCACTTTGTGCCGTGGCTGCGCAGGTACTGGCTGGCATTCTTACGGGAAACTGGGTTTACGGAGCGATAGCCGGTTGCTCGTTCTTCATTGCGCGTGAACACACCCAGGCAGAATATCGCTGGATTGAAAAATTCGGGAAAGGGAAACGAATTAACATGCCCTGGTGGGGTGGTTTTGATCCGCGCGTGTGGGATGCCGGAAGCCTGATGGATTTTGCTGCACCAGTGGCAATATGCCTGTTGTTCTGGCTGCTGGTTAGTTACTGGTGAAATCACGCCACCCCCCCCCGTCATCTGTGTGGGGTGGTGGCGTCAGGTTAAGGGAATGCGATCAACGACGAAGATTTGTCTTTGATAGTGTTCAGTAAGCCCCCCCTGCAGGAGCAGACTGGAGTTTCTCCCACATATCCTCATCACACCATTGAAAGCCTGCAGGAAACTCAATTCTTTCAGGCAGCTTCAGAAAATTATAAATTTCACCAGATACAATATGTAAGAGATTAATATGATGCACTCAAGAACATAAAACAGGCAATATTAACTCCGGGACTGTATGTGTTAGAAAAAGAAGCACAAAGTAATCTGGTTTCCTCTGAAGGCGATAAAACTGACATAACGAAGCAGGGACCTTTCGACCAGATAAAATCAAAATGATTTACAACGAAATAATATTATTGTCACCATTACCAGAGAGGCATCAACACTTAATCATGTCGGTTTTAGTGTTGTTAATACTTCTGATATTAACGCTAACCAACGTGCTGATGACTCAGGTAACTGGATATTTGATGATGAAAATATTGTTCGTCATGTGCTGCCACCTGAAAAGTGGCAGGCTAAAGCAGAATGACAACGAAATCCCCTGCTGCCGGAGGCAAAAGAGAGGATCAGAATCTGGCAATCTGAGTTATTGCCCGGCACCATCAGCAATGCAGACAAGGGAAGGTTGGCTACGTGGATTGAATATATTAGGGAACTTCAGCAGTTGACGTTCACTTCCGTGATGAATAAAGATTGTTATAATGCGCTGGTATGGCCTGAATCTCCATCAAAGGGGACTTTTCAGAACGCATAATATATTTATAATCCCGCACTGTTCTACACATGCAAACATTCTTTGCCCGCCCCGTGCGGGCTTTTTTTTGCCGCAAAGACACAGTAATAAACGGGATTGTAATCAGAGCAACAAAAACACAAGAAACATTTTCATTAATGATAATGACAATTAAAAATATTGCATTGAATGAATACCGTTCAATATAATCCCCCTGCAAGCAGAAAAATTAAATCTTCACACAATGCATGCCGCCCTCTTTGTGAGGGCTTTTTTATTTCCCGAATATCACCATTGCCTTCATCGGGCGATTTATATATAGTCAGAATGTATTGACAACATTTGCTTCTTTTCCATGAAGGCAATAAGGGAGTGCTTTTTACACTCCCTCTTTTTTTATTCAGAATGCCGCTATCGCCATTTTGTCTTTAAGCGTGTTCAGTAAATCACCTGCAGAAGCAGACTGAAGCCTCTCCCGCATATCCTCATCACACCGCTGAAAGCTGATGGAGAACTCAATCTTTTTTGCCTTCCCGTAGCGATCCAGTTCGGAGCGGGTGGTCTGTAATCCCGTAATCACGTACATTCCGTAAATCTGCCCCGTACCATCAATCAGCGGCCAGGGACATCCGGTGTAGGCCTGGGTGTTCAGCAGTGTCAGCGACACCTCACCGCCGGTAATTTCCGGGTACAGCAGACCGGACAGCGTGATCTGGTCGTCACCTGCGCCAATATACTGCCAGGCCGCAGAACGGTTGATTCGCTCATTTTTCACATGCCGCCACGTTTTGTTTTGTTGAATCTGTTGATGCGGCAGCGTTTTCAGTTCAAACACAAACATGCCAAAAATCATCATCATAATTGCGTCTCCTTTAGTCCCTGTCACGGAAGCTGTTCATGCCTGTACGCACCTGTCTGCGCATCTCTTCGCGGACAGCCTCGCCAACCAGTTTTGCCAGTTCACGCGGATTCTGCGTGTTGACGTTGTGCAGATGCACGTGTATCTCACCGGAAAATACCGCAGCCTGCGTTTGTGGCGCGGTTTCTTTTTTGACGGACTCCGGTCGCAGCGGTGGACGGATAACCTCCGCAACAGGAACAGATAAAGCCACATCTCCACCCGGACTGTTCACAGCCTCACGCACACGCTGAATACCGGCAACCAGCTCTGTATTTGCCTCGTTGTGCTGCGGCAGCGTGGACACCTGACGGGCCACGCTCACCACTGGCGCAGGAACATTCACTGCTGGCATCAGAACGTTCACCACAGGTGGAGGCGATACCGTCTCTCCACCCGGACTGTTCACCGCCTCATGCACACGCTGAATACCGGCAACCAGTTCTGTATTTGCCTCGTTGTGCTGCGGCAGCGTGGATACCTGACGCGCCACACTCACCACTGGCGCAGGAATATTCACGACCGGAACGGGTGAAGCAGTCTGTCTTCCGGTGAGTTTCTGCCAGAGCGTTGTCAGCGCATCCGCCAGTCCTCCGCCCGCCGATACCGCCTGCACTGTCCGGATAACCTGCGGTGCTTTCCACTCGCCGTGAATGATTTCGGGTCCGGGCAGGTTTTTGAAAACAATATCGCCGGGACCAGTACGTTTTTTGGTTTCCTCAAGCAGCCCGCCGGTGTTGCTGGCGGTTTTCTGTATCCCCTGCCGGAACCATGCCTCATCCAGCGGGGATTTACTACCGGGTTTGCCGACCGGATTGTCTGACGTTCCCTTCACCTCTCCGGGAACCGCAGGGGCAGGTATTGCGGGTTTATTGTCACCGTTGTTTTCCGCTGCATCTGATGACCACGACCATGTTTTCTGCACCATTTTTTTCTGTGCAGGATCCCACTCCCACGCAACCGGCGCTTTTTGTGTGGCCTGTTTTGCGGCGCTCTCCTGGAGTTTTTGCGTCTCCTTCTGCGCTTCCCTGATGCCATCCGGGATAACACCCAGCCACTTCAGCACTGTGCCGAGGCCATCAAGAAGCAGTGTCAGCGGCCCCAGCACAATGTTCTGAATGACCCACCCCAGCGTTTTCCCGAACGACTCCCCGGCGCTGGTGCATTTGTCGAGTGTCTCTTTTGAGGCGTTTGCAGGTTCAAGCAGGCGGGTGAACCATTCCCACACGGCTTTGATGCCATCGCCAATCAGCCCGAACACCGGAGCCAGCGACGCAAAGGCTTCCCGCAGCGGTTGCAGCGCCTCCCACACTCCGGCAAAAAAGCCGGAAAAAAACGCACTGATCTGATCCCAGTATTTCCACACCAGAACCGCGCCGCCCACCAGGGCGGCAACAATCAGCCCGACCGGGCTGAACAGCGCCCCCAGTGCACCACCCAGTACCGACACCGCCCCCGTGACCAGCCCCCACAGCGCAGGCAGCCCCGTCAGGCGCAGTGCCATCGCAGACACAAGCCGGACAGCACCACCAATGCCGCCGCCCCCCGTCAGCAGCCCCAGCCCCAGTTGCAGTTTTGCCAGCGGCCCCGCAATCAGCCCGAGCGTCAGTGACAGCGCACCGAACGTGGAAGACAGCGCCAGAACACTCCCGCCCGCCAGTACCAGCACCCTGACCAGCGCCTGATGCTCTCCGACCCATTCGCGCATCCGGGTCACCCACGCGCTCACCGTCTGAACCAGCCCGCGCAAATCCTCGGTCACAGTACCGAAGATGTCCGTGCGTAGCCCTGAGAACGCACCACTCAGCGCCTGAATATCGCCGGAGAGATTACCGCGCAGCGTCTGCCCCATGCGGTCTGCCACGCCGGTGACATCGCCCAGATTGTCACGAACATCAGCCAGCGCCCTCAGGAACTGCGGGATCTGGTCAACGGAAAGGTCTTCAACGGGGGTGCCGAATAACGCAATGGCCGTGTTCGCCCGCTCTGCCGGGTCACGGATGGCCAGCAGTGCACGGGCGGTCACCTGCATCGCCTGGCGTGCGGTACTGCCCCCCTGAGCAATGGCAGCAGACACCCGTTCGGCATTCAGGCCGAGTGTCTCATACGCTGAAACACTGGATTTCGACATATCCGAACCACGGATACTGAACTCCTTCACGGCATCGCCGGTTTTGTCCAGCGCAAACTTGCCCTGCTTTGCCATCTCAACCAGCAGACTCATTGTCTCGCTGCCGGTGAAGCCCATGTTGCGGAAGTGGGTGGAATACTCATGCAGAATTTCCGGCAGTTCATCGCGCATTTCAGCGGACATGCGCTGCATCCCTGCCGTCATCAGGTTAGTAGCCTCGTCACTGCTGGCGGCCAGCCCGTTCTTCATCATGATGGCAGCGGCCTGAATGCTCTGCGGCACATCAACACCAAAGACGGTCCGCATATCCAGCGCACGACGGCTGATGCGCTCCAGTTCCCGGTCGCCGGTGTCGCCCAGCGCGCCGAGCGTACTGCGTACCGCACTCACAGCCTCCGCAGCACCGGCAAAATCAGCGAGACCGTCAGCCTGTATGTTACGGATGATGTGGGTGTAACGTGCGCCATCCTGTGGGGCTTCCCCTGAACCGGCAGCAATGACCGCGCCGTGCTGTTCGGACTCCATCGCCGGAACCATCATGCGCTGCGCCGCATACAGGCCGCCTGTACCCGCCGCCATCGCCACAGCCCCTGTGTTGCGCAGTTTTTCCGCCTGTGCCTTCGCGGCCTCATAGCGGCTCTGTGCCTGCGTCACGCGAGCCAGTGCCTGCCGTTCGCGCTCGAGCTGCTCGTTGTACTGCTGTGTACGGCGAACGGCACTTTCGATGGTGCGGCTGCTGCCGGAAAGCAGAATGCCGTGTTTGCGCATTTCGCCTGCCGCCGCCTGGAGTTTTTCGCGCTCGCGCGTGCGCAGCTCGTTCAGGCGCTCAAGACGTGCAGACAGCGCCGTCATCATCTCCCGCTGCTTTTTGGAGAGAGTGTTACCGTCCTGCTCTGCCTTTCGCAGCCCGGCGAGCCTCTGCTCCGCGCGGGCAATCTGTTCGCGGTATTTACTGAGATTTCCGGCGGCACGATCGAACACCTTCGACTGTCTGTCGAGCGCCTGTATGTTGTTCTGCGTCTTCTGAAGGGATTCAGTGAGAGCGCCCACCTGACGGCGGGCGTTTTCGGTCGGGCGTGTCAGCCGGTCAATTGCGCCAAAGCTGACACGAATATCAAGGGATTTCACTGTTGCGGACTCCGCTACGTTGCGCCGCCCGCTCACGCCAGCTCATCACCTCGACGAGAGGCATTGAGAATATCTCGCCGGGCGACCAGTTAAACACGACTGCTATATCAGCGACCAGTTCTTCAACGTTGTCGAACTTCGCCAGCGTGATTACGCTTCCATCACCGCCACGGACGGTTTCGCAGACTCCGTGGGAGCAAAAAAATTCGCAGCCATAGTCGCCAGCGCCACGAAATCACCGGTGGACAGTGACTGAATTTCTGCCAGTTTCAGGCGTGGTGCGGTCACGCGCGAAAGCAGCGTCATCATCGGGTCCGTTTTGAGGTTCAGCACCTCAATCAGAGACAGCCCGCGCAGTGAACCTGCCTGACGGATTTCCTCGCCAATCTCCACGTAGTCAATAACGCGTTCGCCACGCACCACCGGGCAGGATAACTTCACCCCCGTTTTTTCCTCTGCGGCTTCTGCGTTATCTACGGTGTTTTCCTCTGCCACATCGATGTTTTCAGTGGTGGTGTCACCTGCGACGATTTCGCTGTTCATGATGTCATCTTTCTTTGCTGCCATTTTCTTTCTCCTGTGGCGGCACGGCGTGCCGCCCTGTTAATACTGTCAGTTCAGGCCAAGTGCCGAACTCACGCGGTCGCCAAAGACGTTCTGGCCGTCTTTTTTGTAGATGAAGTTCAGCAGGTCGATTTCTGTCACATCGCTGTCATCCACCGACTCCTTGTAGTAGGTGTTTTTGACGGCGAAGGTGTACTGCGTGGTGTCGCCCTGTTTGGTTTCGCCACGGTCGATTTCCGTGATGCGTCCGCGCATTTCCACCTCAAGGATCTGACTTTCCTCACCATCGGTGAACAGCTCACCCACAAAGCGCAGCGCCACTTCGTTAATGTCAGTGGCGTATTCCTGGAGCAGCTCTTTTTCAACCCCACCGGTGGTGAACGAGGCATCCAGTGCGCCGTCATCCAGTCCGAGGTCAATATGCACCGCACCCAGCATCCCGCCGCCGCGATAGGCTTCGGTTTTTCGGGTCAGTTTGGGCAGACTGACGCCTGTCACTGTGCCGATTTTGTTTTTGCCGTTCACAAACAGCGTGAACTGGCGAACGTAACGTGGTACAGCCATTTACGCACCTCCCAGCGTTGCAAAAGCGGAGTCGAAATACTCATCCGTGAACGTCTGGTACAGCGTCAGGTCTTCCATCGGCGGCACTGGCGTGTACTTATAACGGATGCGCACGCGCCCCTGACGTAAATCCGTCGTGCCGTTGTCCAGCACGTCATACCAGCACTCCGCACCGATGAGTTTTCCGGCGGTGACCAGGGCATTGAGTTTTGCGCGGATGGCGCTAATCACGTCCTTCACGTTCGCCGGGGTCAGCGGTTCGTCAATGGTTTCGAACTGCGCTTCGGCGATGGTATCTGCCAGAATCTGCGCTGTGCGCGTGTACACCTCAAAGATGTAGTCGCTGGTTTCGGCAGTACGGTTCCCCCAGAAGCGGAAGCCGTTACGGCGAATAATCGTGGTGATTTCCTTGTTGTTCAGGTTATTCGCATCACTGTCTTCGGCCTGCAACGACCAGAACACCTGCTGCGACATACCGAGCACATTTTTCAGCGCCACGTTGGACAGTGACTTGTGCCAGCCCTGTTCACTGTCAATCCGCGCACGCAGCCCGCACGCATACGCTGCCGCCGGGAATACCTCATTCTCACCGCTCACGGGGTTGTAAGCGATGAAGTCGGGCCACAGCAGCATCAGCTCACGCGCGGAGAACTTCGCGCGGTAAGTGATTGCCTTCGCCATCGTGTCGCATCCGTTACATCCGGCATACACAAAGGCGCGGAGCTTGTCCGCAATGACGCACAGGGCGGATGTGACTGCTTCGGTATCAAGGCCGGGAGCCGCCAGAATACGCGGGCGGTAACCAATGCTCTCGTCCTGTTCGGCAACCAGCAGGGCATACATGCCCGTATAGCTGCCGTCATCCTGTGAGCCACCGATGACAAGCTGGTCCTGTGTTTTTTCGCCCTCTTCTTCGGCTTCTGCCACACGCACCACGATGACCTTCGGGCTGGTCTGGTCGGAAATCGCCTTGAGCGTTTTGTACAGCGTGCCTGTTGTGCCTGCCTTACCCAGCACATTCGCCACGCGGGTGATCAATACGGGCTTGTTTAACGGGAACGCGTCGCTGTCTGCATCGTCCGCCGTGGCCACGATACCGATGACACTGGAATCAATGTCATTAATCGCGGTCACGAGGTCGGTGTTTTCTTTGACGCGTGCACCGTGAAAGCGTGTTTCACTCATGAGCACCTCCTGGTGTTTTGTGTGGCGACATCCTCCCGAAAAACAGCCCCGCATTCACGCGCTGCCTGTTCTCGCCGCTCTCCGACAACATACGCAGGATTACAGCGTCTCCGTGCGCGTGGGAGTATTTCGCCGTACGAAGACACAGACGGAGAAATTGCGATGAACCCTGCGGACGTAAGCGGATACCTGAACGGTCTGTCAGAGTGCGTGAAGATCCCTGATTTTTCCATCACGGTTAAGGGCACGGAAAACGCGGCGCTGACCCGACGGGTCATCTCGCTGGCGATGACCGACAACCGGGGATTTGAGGCGGACCAGTTAACCCTCACGATTGACGACTGCGACGGCGGTGTGCAACTCCCGAAGCGCGGACAGACGCTGGGTCTGGCGCTGGGCTGGAAAGGTGAGGCGCTGACAGACAAGGGAACCTTCATCGTTGACGAGGTGACACATGAGGGACCACCGGACAGGCTCACCATCACGGCCAGCAGCGCAGACTTCCGGCAGGAGTTCAACGTGAAGCGTGAAGTGTCCTGGCATGACGTGACGGTGGGACAGGTTGTTTCTGCCATCGCGTACCGCTACGGACTGAAGGCACAAATCAGCGCCTCGCTGGCAGAGGTGGAAATCGACCACGCCGACCAGACGGAGGAAAGTGACATCTCGTTTCTCACGCGCATGGCGGACATGCTGGGAGCCATCGCCACCGTCAAAAACGGCGCCCTGCTTTTCATCGTGCCCGGACAGGGGGTGAGCGCCAGCGGAAAGCCGCTGCCCTCATTCGCCATCACCCGCAGCAGCGGCGACAGCCATCACTTCCGCATTGCAGACCGGCAGGCGTACACGGGGGTACGCGCTTACTGGCTGGACCTGGACTATGGCAAAAAGAAAAAAGTCAGCGTGACAAAACGTGGTTCTGCCCAAAAAACAAAAAAGGAGAAAAGCAGCAGCCGCGAGGGGGATTACATGGAGGGCGCAGACGGCAATGTGTACGTCATGCGTAAAACCTTCAAAAACGAGGAGGCCGCACGCCGTGCAGCGGCGGCAAAATGGCAGCAGCTACAGCGCGGCGCGGCTGAGTTCTCCATCACGCTGGCACGCGGTCGCCCCGACCTGTACCCCGAAATGCGCGGCACGGTATCCGGTTTCAAGAGTGACATCGACGCGGAGGACTGGGTACTGGCGAAGGTGGAGCACAACATCGACGACAGCGGCTTCACCACGCGGCTTGAGCTGGAATTAAAAATTCCTGAATGGATAGCGAAACAGGAATAACAGGAATAAAATCACGGCGATTCACCTTCATGAAAAAAGGAGGTCTCCGTCATGTCTTTTCCGTGTCCTTTTTGTGGTGCTAGCACGCGCACCCGCACAAGCCGCGCCGCGAATGATTCGCGAACTGTCCGGCAGAAACTCTACCAGTGCAACAACCCCGAATGCAGTCTCTCCTTCTCGACGCTGGAGAGCTTCGAAAAACTCACCGTAAAGCGCAGCGGTGGTACTTCACCGGATATTCCGTGGCAGAGCCTGCCAGCGTCACACCGTGGTGATGCGCAGATGTCGCTGCCACTTCCGGCAATGTGATCGCCTGTATCTGTTTTTTGACTCTGGAATTTTATTTGGAGAATTTACTCAGGAAACGGTAAATTACGCGCGGGTGCCTTTCGGCTGATGGTCGGAGGGAAAACCTGAAGGCCGGATGTGGAAAGGCCCCGGAAAACATTTCTGTTTAACCGAGGCCCTGACCATCTAACCTTAGCAAGTGATAGGTTAGCGCCTCCCCGAAAAAGGAGCAAGCGCTATGTCGCAAAAATCGCTTACGGCCATCACGTTCTGCGTGACGGCAATCCTCATCATCTGGATGCTGCACGGTTCGCTGTGCGAAATACGGATGAGCTTCTGGGGAGCGGAGTTTGCGGCGTTCTTACAGTGTAAGCAGTAA